CAGGCGCTTTTAATGCTCTAGTTAAATCTTTTATGGGTGGAGCTATAAATTCATTTAATGCCGGTGAGTTTAGAGCTAACGAGGGTGGAGCATATGGTGGTTTGTCCCGTGGTGGTGCTTTTGATCGTGATGTAAAAGTAGAGCTAACAGTAAATAGCACTATCGCGGATCCGGAGGCTATAGCTCGTGCGGTTGAGGATGTACTCAATCAATCAACCTACCGAGGTACCTCAGTTAATAGAGGCTCCGGAGATTACTCGATAGCATGAGTACATGGCTCCCCGAGTGGCGCATAACCGTCGGTACTACCGTTTATACAAACGTCCTAAGCGTAACAATGGCAACGGGTCGCGATGATATCGATTTACAATGCAACGCCGGCTATGCCCGTATGGAGATCGTAAACGTAAATAATACGGCCTTTGACATCGACGTAACCGATGTACTAACTCTCGAGCTTAAGAATAGCTCCGGTACTTATGTGCCGGTGTTTGGCGGCGCGGTATCAGATTTTGGTATTTCGGTCCGCTCTCCGGAGGAGGTAGGCTTTATAACGATCGGTAGCATTTTGGCCGTCGGATCACTAGCAAAATTAACTAAAGCTCTTTTCCCGGATGCCTTGCCTAAAACCGAGGACGGCACTCAGATATACGACATACTCAATGAGCTACTTATTAACTCATGGTTTGAGGTAGCCCCGGCTCTTAGGTGGATGGACTACGACCCTACGACGACGTGGGCTAATGCAGAAAATGTAGGACTAGGCGAGATCGATCAGCCTGGTCTATACGAGATGATTAGTAGAGCAGCCGATCCGGCTAACAGTTATAACCTCTGCGCTCAAATTGCACAAAGCGCACTAGGACAAATTTACGAGGATAAAGCCGGGCGCGTTTGCTACGCCGATGCAGACCATCGTACGGCTTATCTATCGGCTAACGGCTATACGACTTTATCGGCTAATTACGCTACTCCGTCTAGCGTTAAATCTATCCTACAAATAGGCAAGATCCGTAACTCCCTCGTATTTAACTATGGCAATAATTACAATAATCAAGCTACGGCCCTCGATGCCGACTCCATCGCTAACTACGGCCGTTATCAGCGAGCGGTAAATAGCAACCTGCATAACCTAAGCGATGTAAACGATGTAATGGATCGCGAGTTAGGCCTACGTGCTATCCCTCGAGAGCAGCTACAGGCGATTACCTTTAGACTAGATAGCGGCGACCTACCCGATGCAGAGCGTAATAAGCTCATTGATGTATTTTTTGGCGAGCCTATTGTTATTAACAATTTACCGATCAATATGTTTAACGGGTCGTTTAATGGCTTTTTAGAGGGTTTTGCTATCCGGGCTACGCCTCAATTTGTGGACATAACACTCACGCTAAGCCCTACAGATTTCTCACTCGTTGCGCCACAATGGGACACGGTTAGCCCGGCTAACCTAGTTTGGACGGGTGTAAACGCTACACTCATCTGGGAAAATGCTTTTGGAGGTTTGACATAATGGCAACAGTAACGCCTAATTTTAATTGGCCGGTACCTACATCGACCGACTTAGTAAAAGATGGAGCTACGGCAATAGAAGCCCTAGGCGACTCCATCGATGCAAGCTTGCTTGATCTCAAGGGCGGCACTACGGGACAGGTGTTAAGCAAAACTACTAATACTGATATGGACTTTACGTGGGTTACTACGGATGATGCTAACGCTATCCAAAACTCTATCGTGGATGCTAAGGGCGATTTAATCTCAGCTACAGCTAACGATACTCCGGCTCGTTTAGCGGTAGGCGCAAATGGCGAGACACTCGTAGCAGATAGTTCCACTTCAACGGGCTTGCGCTATACGGCTGGAACGGTTCAAGGCAATCCAATTCTAAACTCAGCGTTTCAAATCTGGCAACGCGGCACTTCTGTTGCAGGTAGCGGTAGTGCATACAATTACACCGCAGACCGTTGGCAGACTAACGCTTCATCTGCAATTACTGTATCGCGACAGGCAACAAGCGATACAACTAATCTGCCTTTTGTCCAATACTGTGCAAGAGTTCAACGCAATAGTGGTTCAACTTCAACAACAGTTCCAATTTTGGCACAGAGCATTGAAACAATTAACAGTGTCCAATTTGCTGGCAAAACTGTAACATTTTCTTTTTATGCTCGAAAAGGTGCAAATTATAGTGATGCATCTAGTCAAATTACTGCTTATCTGATTACTGGCACAGGCACAGACCAAAATGTTTTGGTTGGTGGTTATACAGGAAATAGTGCCCTAATCGTACAAACACCAACTCTGACTACTACTTGGCAACGATTTACCTACACTGCAACCGTTGCCACAAATGCAAGTGAAATTGGAATAGAGTTTTTTTACACTCCAACTGGCACGGCAGGCGCAGCAGATTTCTTTGAGGTCACAGGCGTTCAGATTGATGTTGGCAGCGTGGCGCTGCCTTTTAGAACTTATGCAGCAACAATCCAAGGAGAATTAGCCGCTTGTCAAAGGTACTTTCAAAAGAGTTATATCCAATCGGCGACCGTTCCAACAAATGGTACGAATAGTGGTGCAGTTTATGCTATTAGCGGTAATGCCGCTAATAGCAATGTAATTAACCGTGTTAGTCTTCCTGTTGTTATGCGAACCTTACCAACCGTTGTTATTTATTCGTACACAACAAGCCAAATATCAAGAGTTTCAGACGGTGGCGGTGCAGATTTAACTGCTAGTAGTGGCGTGGCAATAGCACAAGGCGATGCTGCATTTACTGTTCAGAATACAAGCGGTGGTACTATAACTGCAGCATATGGCGGATTTTTATTTCACTATTCAGCGAGTGCGGAGTTATAAAAATGGAATATACATACAAAATAATTGATACACCACTAGGGAAAGTCTTGCTTCGTTCTGATGGGGCTTCTATTCCTTTTGACGAAGCCAATTCGGATTATCAACGCTATCTAAACCCAGAAGCGGAACAATCCACACCGAGTTTTCTAAGTGGAGAGTAGCTATAACGGCTACCCGGCCTCTAAAGATCCGGATGCAATTAAAATAAAGTCCTACCCTGTAAAGGGTACGGATCGTAAGCTAAGGTGCGCCGAGAGTGTTGGGCCTCTCTTGGCCGCCTTTGCTGCGGAGTTTCACGAGCTAATCGAGCCGATCGATGAGGGCACGTTTGACGATTGGGGCTACGCTTACCGTATGGTGCGCGGCAACCCTACAAAATTATCGTGCCACTCATCCGGTACCGCTATCGATCTAAATGCTACAAAGCACCCACTCGGCAAGGCGGGCACTTTCCCGGCTGAAAAGATCCCAATGCTAAGAGCACTAGCTAAAAAGTACGGCCTTAAGTGGGGCGGCGACTTTAAGAGCAGGCCGGACGATATGCATTTTGAGGTAGAGGTAACGGCAAGCAAGGCTAAAGCCTTAATCGCTAGTTTAGGTTTATAGTTAGATAAATCCTTAAGGGCACTAAGGAGCAACAAATGAAAGAGCAAGCAATAGCGGCGGCAAAATCATACGGTCGAGCATCTCTCGCATCCGTAGCGGCTTTGTATATGTCCGGCATCACCGACTATAAAGTATTGGCTAACGCGTTTATCGCCGGGCTAATCGGGCCACTACTAAAAGCGTTGCAACCGTCGGAGAAGCAATTAGGCGTAGGCGCTAAGTAATGGAAAGAGCTCAGCTCGTAGTTGGTATAGCTCTCGGGAGTTTTACTATTTTGGGGCTAGGAGCTGGGCTCGTCCGCCATTTAGTTAAGTATTATTTAGCCGAGTTAAAACCGGACGGCAACGGTGGCCATAACCTAGCCGGGCGCGTTGAGCGTATCGAGCAGCGCGTGGACCGTATCTACGAGATCTTGCTAGAGGACCGACTCGCCAAATAGCGACACGCCAAAAGGCTATACGCTTTTAATTCGGACAAAAAGCCCTCATACTGATACTACAAACGCTGAGAGGGCTACTCGGTTAGTAGCTTGATCGGCCTTAACAAAGGGCTAAGTAATGAATAGTTTAGATATATTGATCGGTTTGGCAGCCTGCGGTATAGGCTTTATGTTTATGGTAATCGGGTACTCAATAGGACACCGACAAGGGCACGGCGAGGGCTTTGTACGTGGCCGCGCTATCGCTCAAGCTCTGAAAGATAAGGAGCTAATCTAATGGGGTTTTTAGATAACTACGAGGACGTAAACGCTCGTATTAAGCGCTTTAGATTAGAATTCCCATCTGGGAGATTAGTCGCATATATCGAGGATCTAGATATTATTAAAGGCACGATCCTCGTTAAAGCTGAGGCGTACCGGGAGTATGAGGATCATCTACCTAGCGCCGTCGATTACGCATTTGGTAACGTCTCGACTTATCCAAACAATATGAAAAAATGGTTTATAGAGGACACAATTACCTCAGCTTATGGCCGTTGCATAGGTTTACTAACGCCTAGCCTTGAGCATAACTCGCGGCCTACCGCGCAGGATATGGAAAAGGTAGAGACACTACCGGCAGACTCCGATCCGTGGAGTACAAAAGCCTCGATCGAGGATATGGCCACAATGGCGAGTAGCATTTTAGAGATCGGTAAAAGCCTCGGCGGTGAATTAGTAGCTGAGGCCCCTCGATGTACGCACGGTACGATGGTTTGGGCTGAGGGTACGGCTAAAGCAACGGGTAAACCGTGGGCCGCTTATAAGTGCACTGAGCGAGTTAGAGCTAATCAATGTAACCCGTATTGGCACGTACTCGGATCCGACGGTAAATGGAAGCCGCAGGTATAGCCGTGGGCGAGCTTACATTTATTAAAGAGGGCATAGCTACGACTATCCATGACGACGGTACGACTACCGTTATGAACGCCAAACAATGCGACCAATGCAACGAGTGGCAAACCGCGCTGGGAGGCTTTTCGTATCGGGATGTATCGGGCGAGGTAGTTTTATGGTTATGTGCACAATGTCGCGCGTAGCTAAAGTAATACTCGATCGATCGCAAGAAATTACCGCTCATCAAAAAGGCCTTGAGCGCGCTATTTCTATAAATGCCGATCCGGGTGATGCTAATCAATTTGGGCAACGCTTTACCAATTATCACGAGTTTATATGGCAAAAGGCCGAAAGCGCCGGAGCCGAGACGGCCGTAGCCAATTATTTTGGCGATTACGGCTTTGTGCCTAAAGTAGATACGTTTCACGATGAGGCCGATGTAGGCGAAAACATCGAAGTTAAATGGACCAAACACGCTAACGGCCATTTAATCATACAAAACAGGCCAAACCCGAGGCCTAACGATGTAGCTATATTAGTTACCGGATGGAGCCCGGTTTATATATTACTCGGATGGATGCCGGTGCATATGGCCATGCAGCCGCGATATAAACATACGTATCAGGATAACTATTGGGTACCTCGAGCTAATCTATTTGAGATGCAATACCTCGAAAGGTCAAACTATGGCGACGTATAAAACTAAATGCCGGCTATGCGGCAAAATGACCGATCATATAGAGCGAGTCGTAACCGATAACCTGCCACCGTACGTTAAGTCGCTCCAATGCGTTAAATGCGGTGTTATGGGCATAGTACTAATGGAGGATCTACGCGATGCCGATGTATGAGTATGAGTGCATTATGTGCAATATCCGTTATGAGCTTGAGCAACCTATAACCTCAAATGCTGCGCCTATGTGCTGCGGTAGCCATATGAGGCAGGTATATCACGCACCGGGCATAAGCTTTAAGGGTAAAGGATGGGGTAAAGATGCTTAAGGTACTAGATCTATTCTGCGGTGCAGGTGGGGCCTCAATGGGCTATCACCGTGCCGGGTTTGATGTTACAGGTATGGATATTAAGCACGGTAAGCGTTACCCTTTTAAGTACATACGTAGAGATGTAATGGAGTTACGTCCGGAGGATCTCGAGGAGTACGACCTTATCCATGCCTCGCCACCGTGTCAGACGTACAGTATTACTCAGCATCTACGTAAGGCTCAAGGTAAAAGCACGAATAAGAAAGATTTACTCGCTCAAGTGCGCTCGCTACTCGTAGTATCGGGTAAACCGTACATAATCGAAAACGTAAAAGGCGCACCGCTTATCGATGCGGTACAAATTTGCGGCTCTGCGTTTGGCCTCAAGGTACGTAGGCACCGGCTATTTGAGTCTAACCTTGAGTTAAAGGGTACAGATTGCCACCATAAGCAACAGGGTAAGCCCGTAGGTATATATGGCTCAATGCGTGACGAGATCCCGGGCGGTGGACATACAGCTAAGACAATGCCCGAGGCGTACGAAGCGATGGGCATAAATTGGATGATCTGGGGCGAATTAGTCGAAGCTATTCCACCGGCTTATACGCACTATCTAGGGATGCAGGTTAAACTATGAGTTATCCACAAGGTTTATCCACATATGTTAAAAAGGTGTGGGACACGCGGAAAGATACGCTCAATGTTGCAGCCTATTTGACTATAGGAGTACGCTCCATACTCGCAGGCGAGCCGCTACCGCGGATAGCTCGCAGGCGTAGTTTGGTGCTATTGGCCGGGCTATTGCTATTTAGTAATATGCCTGCATCTCAAGCAATTAACACACATAGAGATAAAGAAAACTACAAACTATACGCACATATAAAGCTACTAAATGCTAAACAATATAGATGCCTAGAGATCTTATGGAATAAAGAAAGTAGATGGGATCCTCGAGCAGATAACCCTAAGAGCTCTGCGTATGGGATACCTCAGCTACTTAAGATGAAAGAGTTAGATCCCTTTAAGCAAATAGATCTAGGTCTTAAGTACATAAGCAAGCGGCATAACACACCATGCAAAGCACTCGACTACCATAATCGCAAAGGCCATTACTAATGGTGCACGGTAAGCACGACCCTAGACTCAGTAATAAGTACAAAAAGCAAAGGCTAGTAGTACTAGCTAGGGATGGTTATACGTGTGTGTATTGTGGGCAGGATGCCACTACGGTAGATCACATAGTCAGCCTCAAAGCCGGAGGCGATCCGATCAGTTTGGAGAATATGGTGGCTTGCTGCAAGCGATGTAATTCGAGCAAGGGATCACGCTCACAAGGCGTTTTTTTAGCATCCAATTCTACCCCCCCTGCCTTTCCGAGCAATATCTCCCCGATCACCACCTCAAAGGTCCTAGCCGGTCCGTGTACGGGCCAACCGGAGCAGAATTGATAGGACTATGACCCAAACTAAAACGTCCCGTATTGGGGCTACTGAGCCTCGATTACATAGTCCCTACATCGAGGGCAAAAATCGCGGCGATGAGGTAGCGCAGCTAGCAGACTCGATCGGCCTACCCCTTTTACCGTGGCAAGATTTTGTAATCCGTGACATGACCGCTATCGATGATGAGGGTATGTTTATCCGGAAAACAAATTTAGTGTTATGTGCAAGGCAACAGGGTAAGACTCACCTCGCGCGTATGATGATGCTTGCGCACCTCTATTTATTCGACTCTAAAAATGTAATTATTATGAGCTCTAATAGATCGATGGCCTTAGACACCTTTAGGCAAGTGGCCTACGCTATCGAGGCTAATGACGGGCTAAGCAAGGCCGTTAAACAGATCCGGTTTGCTAATGGTACCGAAAGTATCGAAATGAAAAACGGCGCTCGCTTAGATGTAGTCGCAGCTACCCGAGACGGCTCACGCGGTCGTACGGCAGACCTTTTGTATATCGATGAGGTACGAGAGATATCCGAGGAGGGTTTTAGAGCTGCAACGCCTACGACTCGAGCTCGGGCCAATGCTCAAACCTTGCTTACCTCTAATGCCGGCGATGCGTTTAGTACCGTGCTCAATGATCTACGCGAGAGGGCTTTAAGTTTTCCACCTAAGACTTTTGGCTTTTACGAGTACTCGGCCCCTCAGTTTGCAGCTATTACCGATCGCGATGCGTGGGCAATGGCTAACCCGGCGCTCGGGTACACCGTTACCGAAGAGGCTTTAGAGGAGGCCGTAGCTACTCAGCCGGTAGAGACTACAAAAACTGAGTTACTTTGCCAATGGATCTCGTCCTCTCAAAGTCCGTGGCCGCATATGTCGGTAGAAAATGCCGGAGATAAAGATCTAAAAATGTCACCGGGTCCGCTTACTATCTTTGCCTTTGACGTGTCACCGTCGAGGCGCGACGGGTCGCTCACGATGGGCCAAGTCTTACCCGATGGCCGTATCGGTGTTGCCGTCCTTGAGACTTTTCACTCCGACGTATCCATCGATGAGCTCTTTATGGCTGACCATATTGCCAAGTGGTGTAAGGACTTTTACCCTCGTACCGTTTGCTATGACAAGTACACGACCGCCTCGATCGCCAAGCGCCTTGAGATTAACGGCATACACATAACCGACATCTCAGGGCAAAAGGGGTATCAGGCCTCAGGGGACCTACATCAAGCTCTCTCAAATAATCGCCTCGTGCACTCGGGCCAAGATGATCTCGTTAGCCATATGGCGAATTGCGCGGCAAAAGAGAGCCCGGATAGTTGGCGTATTGTCCGCAGAAAATCGGCAGGGCCCGTAGATATTGCTATCGGCTTATCTATGATCGTCCATATTCTTAATCAACCGATGGCCGAGGCTAAGGTTTACATATAAGACACGCCGCGCATAATCGGTTTTATGCTTGACAATTTGAGAAAATCCTACCTATGGGATTACTCCAAACTCTAGGGCTTAAGAGCTCTGCGAAACCTCAGGTAGAGGCTCAGTACGCACCTGCCGTAATGGATACCACGTACGGTTATGGATCATTTAATACCGGTAATTTTGGATATAACGGCGTAGGTATCGATCGTAACTTTGCGTTACAAGTATCAAGCGTTGCACGTTGCCGTAATTTAATTGCCGGCGTTATCGCATCTATTGATTTATCTCTTTATAAAAAATCTACAGGCGAAAAATTAGGCTCTCCGGTTTGGTTAGAGCAGCCGGATATCCGCCAACCTCGAAGCCTTACGATCGCTGCGACCGTAGATAGTTTGATTTTTTACTCGGTCGCGTATTGGCGCGTTACATCTTTGTACGCCGATGATGGCAGACCGTCCGGCTTTGAGTGGGTCGCTAATAATCGCGTTACATATACAACTAATCAATACGGTACAGAGATCCAAGATTATTTCGTCGATGGTAATAAGGTACCAATGGGCGGTATCGGCTCTCTCGTTACTTTCCAATCTTTGCTACCTGGTGTATTGCAGAGTGCAAGTACGACTATTAAAGCTGCCTACGATGTACAAAAGGCAGCGGCGATAAGTGCAGCTACACCAATGCCTACAGGTATTCTAAAAAATAACGGAGCAGATTTACCCGAGTCTCAGATACAAGGACTACTAGCGGCTTTTAAGAGTGCTAGACAAAACCGCAGCACCGCATATTTAACGAGCACTCTCGATTATGTCCCTACATCTTTCTCACCTAAAGACATGGCCTACTCCGAATTTTCTCAGTACCTCGCTACCGAAATTAGCCGCGCGATGAACGTGCCAAGTTATTTAATTAGCGCGGACATGAATAACTCAATGACATACCAAAATATTTTAGACGGTCGTAAAGAATTTGTAGCTTATTCTTTGCAGCCTTACATCTCAGCTATTGAGGATCGTCTATCGATGAACGATATAACAAACGGATCTAATCAGGTCCGCTTTGCCGTCGATGATACTTTCTTAAGAGTAGATGCTAAAGATCGTTTAGATATCATCGAGAAAATGTTAAACCTAGATTTAATTGATGTAAATCAAGCCCGACAAATGGAGCAACTAACACCGCTAGGAGATACAAGTGCTACTAACGTTTAGCCAAGAGATACAAGCCGCCGATACAGAGCGACGGATGATCTCCGGACTCGTTGCACCATATGGCGAGATCGGTTTTACAAGTGCAGGCCCGGTTATGTTTGAGCGCGGCTCAATCACTTACGCCGAAGCCTCACAAATTAAATTACTTATGCAACATCAAGCCGATAAGCCGGTCGGTCGCGCAATTAGTTTTAGCGACTCAACAGAGGGCGTTTACGGATCGTTTAAGCTTTCGAGTAGCACTCGAGGACAAGATGCGCTCGTATTAGCTCAGGAAAACCTAGTAAGCGGCTTATCCGTAGGGGTCGATGTAACGGCCTCTAAGCCAATGGGCGATTACCTGTTAGTGACGGCGGCGGTCCTCAAAGAGGTTAGCCTCGTCGAGAGTGCGGCCTTTTCTAGCGCCTCCGTAACTGATATTGCAGCCGCTCGAGCAGCGCTTGAGGCAGCTACAAGTACAAAAGAAAAAACTACAACTATCTCTACGACAATCGTAGAGGTCGAAACAGAAACCGAAAGCGAGGAAGCTGTGACTACAGCCCCTGAAAATACACCGGAGGATACTCCGGTAGATGCACCGGCAGAGGCTGAAAAAGTCGAAGCCGCTCGTAAGATCATCCGTCCCTCAGTACTAGACTCTCAGCGAGTACGTACACCTATTACATCGATGGGCGCTTACACAGAGCACAAGATTAAGGCAGCTCTAGGTAATGACGACTCAAAGCTTTACGTAACCGCAGCCGATGATAGCTTTGCTACAAACCCTGCATTTTCACCTACTCAGTACCTAGCCGAATTCCCAACGAATACTCGTTTCGGTACCCCGGCTATTGATGCGTGCAGCCGTGGAGTTTTGCCTACAAATGGCATGACCATAAATGTCCCATCACTCGTTACCTCAGCCGGCGGCGGTACAGGCGTTGCACCTGTAGTAACCGTTGAGCTCGAAGCCGGAGCGGTACAAAATACCGGGATGGAGACGGCTTACCTGACCGGTACCGTATCTAAGTACGCTGGCATGAATACGATCAGCGTAGAATTGTTAGAGCGCTCAGATCCTAATTTCTATGCAGAGCTAACAAATCAGCTACAAAACGCGTATCTAAAGACTCTCGATACAACAGTACTAAACGCACTAATCGCGGCAGGTCAATATAGCTCCGGATGCGATGCAGACTCAGCCGGTATCATTGAGTTTGCCTCAGACTCAGCTCGTAAGGTTTACGAAGCTACGGGTTACTTTGCTAATAACTACATCGCCAACGGATCACAATGGCAGCTACTTATGGGCGCTACAGATACTACCGGGCGACCAATCTACTCAGCATCTCAGCCAATGAACGCAGGCGGCTTAGTGCAACCGGGATCAATTCGAGGCAACGTACTCGGACTCGATCTCTATGTAGATAAAAACTTTACCGCTACTACTACTATCGATGACTCTGCGGTTATTTTGGCACCGGAAGCATTTACGGTTTACCAATCACCTACGGCGTATATGTCAGTAAACGTAGTATCAAACCTACAGGTACAGGTAGCCATCTATGGTTACATGGCCACTATTGCGAAAATGCCTAAGGGTATCGTTAAGTTTAATCTTAACTAAGCAAAAAAACTAATAGTCGGTAGGGCTCTTAGCCCTTTGAGCCCTACCGGCCCTTTTTAAGTGAGGAGTATAAAATGCCTGCAACGTATGTAACCGAGGCCGAGTTACGCGCTAATCTCGGTATCGAAAATTTATACTCATCTAATACCGTCGAGGAGGTTTGCCAAACCGCGCAGGATCTCATCAATCAATTTTTATGGTTTGACTCTGCACCCGTCGTCGGCACGGCTTTGCAAAATAATGTAGCTACCGTAATGATCGCTAACCCCGGAATATTTACTACAGGCGACTCCGTAACCTTGAGTGGATGCGGCTCAACCTTTAACGGTACTTACACGATTACCGGCACTATACCGTGGACGGCCGGTACGACTACTCAATTACCATCGATAGCATTTAATAACTATGCGTTTAATTGGCCTAATGGATATAGCTTTATACAGTTTGCTAAAACCGCAGCTAACGCTAATTTTACTCGCGTACTCCCTTATGGCCAAGCAATAGGGGCAGATACAAAGACAAATAGCTACGCGACTACTCCGGCCGTAAGAGAGGCCTCCATGATTTTGGCCGTCGATATTTGGCAGGCCCGTCAGGTTAGCCAAACCGGCGGCGTATCGATCGATGGGTTTAGCCCTAGCCCTTACCGTATGGGTAACTCTATGATCGGTAAGATCCGCGGCCTCATCGCCGGATATATGAGCCCAAATGCGATGGTCGGATAATGCCGGCACCTATTACTACTTTAAGAGCCTCACTAGCTGCGGCCCTTGCTAACGCTAACGTATGGAATACCTACGCGTATCCGCCTGCAACTATCACGGCTAATAGCGTAATCGTGTCGCCGGCAGATCCATACATAACACCGACTAATAACGACTACGCCAATATTTCGCCGATGGCATCCTTTAGGATCATTTGTAATGTGCCCCTCTACGACAATCAAGGCAATTTACAAGGCATCGAGTCGATGGTCTGCGCCGTATTCCAAAAGTTAGCTGCATCGCCAATCGTTATGAATATCGGCGCGGTAAGTGCTCCGAGCGTTTTAACGGTACAAAGCGGCGATCTACTAACGACAGACATTACTATCTCAATACTAACCGAGTGGAGTTAAGCATGAGCCTAACCGATGAAGATATCGCCTTTCTTATTAAGATAGGGCAGATTACCGAAGCACCAAAAAAAGAAACAAAAACACACACACCTACTACAGAGAAAAGCGAGGAATAGGCGATGGCCGTATTTCTATCAAATGGAGTAGTCGTAACCCTTAACTCGGTTGCACTCTCAGACCATGTTACGAGCGCCACAATTAACCGGGTTTTTGAAGAACTCGAGGTTACTGCGATGGGCGACTCATCTAGAAAGTTTACTAAGGGCCTAGAGACAAGCACGATCTCTCTAGACTTTTTGAGCGATACCGCAGCGGCTAACGTAAACGCTACGTTGCAGGCAGCC